TTTTCGGTGTTTGTAATTCTTTGAGAAGGTGGAATTTGAAGAGGTGAACATAGAACGCCCCGCGGGCAATTCTTTACAATTTGGAAATAGTTGGAAAGCTTTGGAGCGTTTTCGGCGCGATTTGCGGGGATTTTCCCCGTTTTGGCGGGCAATTCTTTCCAATCGTCGCGAAATTGGAAAGAATTGCCCGCGGTGCGTTGAACTGCCGAGCTTTTCTCGTTAGTTCGAAGAGGCGCCGGCGCGGGTGATGGTGAGCTCTATTTCTTCGCCCTCGGCCTGTGCCGCGCGGAGAAAGACGAGCAGGCTTTCCAACGTGGCGCGGCTGTTGAGCACTTTGCCCCGTTCGCGGTTTTCGCCCACCAAGATGCACCCCTCGGTATCGGCGGCCGTGTTACCGCTATGAATCAGTACACCGGCGTAGCCTTTCACGCTGATAAGACGCGGGAGAACACGGCCGAAGCGCGGGGAGCGTGTCTGCATGTCGATGCGGTACGTGCCAGTAGGGATGGCGGTAGCGCCTTTCACCTTGAGGGCGGCGATTTCGGCTTCTGTCATGCTTTCGCGCAAACCACGGTCGGTGTCTTCGAGGGTGTCGCAAAAATATCGGCCGTTGATTTCCATGCGTCCGATGGTGTAGCCCGCCTTCAGGGCGTGGCGTTGAATAAGGATTTGCATTTGTCTGTTGTTTTGGTTGGTTTATAGTTTATACTTCGAGGAACGCGTCCATCGCGCCCGCTTCGGCGTCTTTGATAAACTCATTCAGATACCAGACGGCCTTTTTCGCATCTTCTACGGCTTTGCGGCGCGCTCCTTCAAGTGTTCCGTCGTGTTTGTGTCCGCAGCGCCAAACGTATTTCAGCGCGTTGCCCAGGCAAAAGGGCATCTTACGCGCTATGTCGATACATTCCGCGCCGCCGTGATTGTAGTGCGCCGGGTGGTCGACGGCCGCGTTTGTGGATTTGGCAACCACGGGCTCCCGATCTGTTGTTTTTGTTCTCTCGTGTCCAGGTTTTGGGGCTTTTGGGTGTGTGATACGTCGCTCATGGTCATTGTTCTGCGTTTTCGGGTGCATGATCTTCGTCCGCCGGTGCTTTCTCCGCGGGGACGATGTCGCGGTTCTTAGCCTCATCGAAGACGGCGGAGGCAAACTTCTGCGCCATCTTCGAAAGGTCGTGCTCTGAAATAGTGGCTTGCACGATGTCGTGGAGCTTTTCGATTTCGGCCTTCTCCCAGGCTTTCTCCCGAATGCTCCAAAACTCGCACAACACGCACCAAGCCGCCCACCCCATTGAGAAGTAAGGCGCAGCGCAGAGCGGGGAGCCGATGATGTCGATAAGCGAAAGCACGAGGAACGGGACGAGGTATTTCACAGCTTTGCGGCTTGTCATCTTCAGCCCACGGGACGTCGTGGGTTGTCCGCGTTCGTGGGCTTTGCGAATGCCGAAGAAGAGGTCGAGCGCCATGGCGATCAGTATTGCCGCGGTGCAGAAAATGATGAGCACGATGTGGAGATACAAATGCTGTTCGGCGAAATGAATGAGTGTCTCTTGCATTGTCTTGTTGTTATTTTTGTGTTCTGTGAGGGTTATTCTTCTACGATCCAAAGGTTGATACCACGCTCGTTCCCGATATTGACGTTTCGGAGGAGAGTAAGGCGAACAGTTTTACTTCGATTGACGCTACACTCGGAAAGAATGTGCTCGGAGTAGTTGCCGAATCGGTGGTTCGACTCTCCAGCGGGAGGGAGAATCGTCATCGTGCCGCGCCCTACTTGTGTGAAGACGATTGTTTGGCCTTCGGAAGCCTTCGCAGGCAACCGCACGTCGACGTTCCCGAAGTTGTCGTGCAGCCCGACGACGCGTGTATCCGACAAGTTGAGCGACACGGCGTTATTGTTTTGTTCGCCTACACGCTTCAAACCTACGACAAGGCCGAGGGCTTTAAGATTGACGAAATATCCGCCGAACGCTTCGCCGTCGCCGTAATTTTCAGCGTACCCTGCAACTCCGACCGCGATTCCGTTGTCGTTTCGTGTCATTCGTCCCGAAATTGCTTCGCGCCTTTCATCACGTGGAGCGCGTGGGTCGGGAACGTATTCAACAATCGACGATACCCCCTCCCAACTTAGCGCCGTGTCGGAATGGTACGTTTTGTCCGATGAAACAAAGCTTGCAGACGTTCCTAAACCGCCCGACGACGCTTTGAGAACGATGTCCGACAATGAACTTTCAGCCCCTTTCGGCTTGTCTTCAATATAAGCCGAATGTAACCACAGTTCATTATCCCGCGCGTCTAGCTTGATGTGCGTCCGCGTGTCGTCTAAGTCCGAAACCAAGTTGCCGTTGCTCAAAATCCAGCGTCCCACATTCGCGTGCTCGGCGAGCAACAACTGCGTGGCCACGCTCTCAAAGCTCGCGCCGAAATCGTTCCACTTCGATTTGTCGGTCGGGGCGACACCGCGGAACGTTCCGGCATCGGTTCTCGCGATGTAGTACGCCCCTTCGTAGAACACGGCATCGCGGCGGTGCTTCGTGCCGTAATACTCTTTTGACGCGTCCCATACGCCACGATATACCATGGCCGGGGCTTCGCCGTCGCGGCCGTTCTTGCCGTCTTCGGGCGTTATGCGCGTCGGCGTGCTCCATCGGTCGAGTAACGCCGTTTCGTAGCGGCTTACCATGGCCGAGGTCATCCACAGGTATTGCCCAACTCCGACAACGGGCTGCGCGATGTTCCATCCGTCGGGCGTTCGTCTATCGGAAGAGATTGCAGGCGGCTGCGTGGGCGATCCGTTCACGGCAAAGCGAAGTTCGCGATAATCTGCGCGAAGATCACGCTCGGAGGGACACCACGGGGTGTCTATCGCTCCAACTTCTAACTTCGGGTCTGCAACGTTCAACGAAGATTCGCCCCAAGCACGGATATAGAAGTACTGTCTCGGGGAGGTGATCGTCTTCACTTTGAACGAAACTGTCACTTTCTCGTACTCCCACGACTTCTTGTTTTCGGGAATATTACCCGCACCGCTCGTATTACCCGTCTGCACGCCGTTCACTTTGGGGGCTTCGGCAAACTCTACTCCCGAGAATATCCACGTCAATGTCCCACGGGCTTGCATCCACGCAGAGAAAGTATAGGTTTGTCCCACTTTCAAGACGGAGGTAATCTCTTGTACGAGTAGGTCTTTGAATTGACCTTCTGCAAGTTGGCTATTCCCGAACTGTGTAGGCTTTCCCTTAAACGAGTAAAGACTTTCTGAAACGTTGAACGTCGCCCACGGCACGCGGCTTTCAAAGTTCGTGCCGTCGAGAAGATTCGTATTCGGCGCAAGTCCATCCGCTCCTCGTAGCTGCGTCCACGTATAATCGCTGTATTTCTGGCTTGCTCTCTCGTCGAAATCGGAGTAGATACCGAAGTAGCGGAAATCCTCTACAGAGTTTCGCCCGAGATCTTCTTCCAAGGTGAAGTCTTTCTTGCCGTCGTCGCTGTTGGCATAAGCCATGTGTATGTAGCTTGTGCTCCCGTCGTCGCCCGGTTTGCCCTTCTCTCCACTCAAACGGCCGTAGGTGATTTTGCCGTTCGCCGCGGTAAGCCGATACCAAAGCACCTCGCCCTCGCGGAGGGTCGGGGGCGCGTCTTGCCACGTTCCGCGAATAGTCGGGGCGGTCGTTCCCGATGCGGTGGCGAGTTGTGTCGACGCGGCGAAATCATAAACGGGGCTTTTGCCGTCCGCTCCCGATTCGCCCACCACGCGCAGCGCACCGCCCCACGTTGTGCCGTTGCCAGTACGCATCCACACATCGCCCTCGGCGAAATCGTCGTGCCACGTTTGCGCGTCGGCGCTGTACTGCGCCCGAATGCTCGCGCCGTTCGTTCCGTCTTTTCCGTAATGCCCAATCAGTCGCACCACGGTTTGGTCAGTACCGCCATCGGTGTACTCCGAGCGTTCGTAACTCCAAAGCCATGGGCGCTCCTTCGTGGGCTGCGGAGCGGTTTCCGTCCATTCGGACGTATCTTGCTGTGGTGCGTCTCTCTCGGTGGTCAGCATATAGTAAGAGCGCATGCGGCTCACACCGCGTCCTTTGTCCCCTTTGTCCCCCTGCACCTTTGCCCAAACGTAGCGTGTGTGGTCTGTCGATGCATCCTCGTTCTCGTCCGTATAGGTTCCGAGGTAGGCGAACTTTTCGCCCTTTGGGTCGAGTGTACACGGATTGCCGTCTGGACTGTTGGAATACGCCACGTGCGTGTAGCTGCTCTTGCCGGGGTCGCCTTTCTTGTCCATCTCCGACAAGCACCACGGCGTGGCGAACTCGCCCGTCTCCATCTTCGGGTGGCAAATGTCCAGATAGTTCCCCTCGCTTTTCGGCAAAGAGAACAGCGTTCTCAAAGTTTTAGGTAAATCGTCCTCTTCTTCGTCGTAGAAAAAGCTCAACGAATGCGTTACCCACTCTTTTGTAAGCCTGAAATACAAGATAAGATAACCTTCTCCTATCCCGTCAATCCCCTCCCTCTTAACACGTGGGAAGTAAAACCTTTTCTTCTTCCATTCCATCGGGTAGCAATGAAACCGAGCAGTACCGCTCCCCCTGCACTTAAAAGAAATCGTGTACCACGTGCCCCGTGGATATCGATTCCCGAAAGGTTGGTCCAACACATGAGCTACACGTTCCTCGTTATTTCCTTCTATATGGAAATAGTTATCGCCGTCCACACCGCCGGGTAAAATACTCGCGTAGGGTCTGTCCAAATACCCCTTAGTGAAGTGGGGGCGTGATACGTAATCGGTGCAGTGCCAAAGGTTCGGATTTGCCGCCGGTGTTCCCGTTTTGTCATTCTCCGACAAGCACCACGCGGTCGCCTCCTCTCCTTCTTCCAACTTCAACGCCGAAAAGTAAGTTTTCGCCAGCATATCCGTGCAGCCCAAAAAGATGTGCGCGTTGTCGGGTATGGTCTCGGGCGTAGTGAACGTATAAGCGTAGCGTGTCCACTTCTGTCTGTCAACGTTAGGACAAGAAATGTAGCGGTTGACCTCTTTCGAGATCGCTTGCACCGCCAGAGTGCCTCCCGCCCCCTTCGAATAAATTGAGATTGTGTAGGTCGTGTTCGGGCGCAAGAGACCAGCAATCTTCAAAGAACCTT